GGGGTCGGTAACTTTAACTACGCAAAATCGGCTGGTATTCTGGAGTGTTGTGCCGCTTTGGGGATCAGCTATACACTTGTATCGCCTAAAACGTGGTGCGCTCTGCTGCATAAAGGAGCAGACACGAAGGCTAAGCCTAAAGATAGGTCAAGGGAAGTGATTGAAAAAAGGTGGCCTCACTATGCTCGTAAAGGCTCGCCTCTTTTTAGGGATAAAGGTAGGAAAATGGACGAAGGGCGAATGGATGCCTTTATGATCGCGATTTACGGTCTAAGTCTTTAGCCTGCTCTTCGGCAAGGTAGCGTTTTATAAGACGCTGCAAGATAAAGCTCGGTGTGTAGTCTTTTTTAAGGCAATGCGCGGTGAATCTCTCCCACAAGGTCGGAGAGACCGAAAGAGAACGCCTTACCTTATTTTCTTTCTTCATTGCTGTTCTCTTTTATGGCTAAAGTGTTTCCGCATTCGCAGTTTATCCAGTAAAGACCCCTATTTAGTATACCCTGATCTTTAATGTCTGAATGGTGGTATTTTCTTGAGCAAACTTTGCACTTCTTATTTCCGAGAGGTAAAAGCTTTTTAATTACTGGGATATTCATTACTTTCTCCCGTAAAATAGTAGGTTGTCGTTGCAAGTGTAAGCGAGCTCGTCATTTTCTATTACATATGTACAAGTATGATCACCAGCCTGGAGGCAGTAGCTTGACAGTTCGGCCGAGTCGATTGAGATTTTTAACGTGCCTCGCTCACCTTCTGGGCAAGAGTAAGTTCCCCGAGTGGTACAGCCGTCGTCACCTTTATAGGAGAAGGAGCGATCGGCATTGAGCGTGAGCTCGTCACTGAGGCTTTGACCAGACCAGACGCCTACTACAGGGCTTTGACAGCTCGGGTCACTGGCTGGGCTTGAATCGTCTGAGCCGCAAGAGGTTACGAGTAAAAGTATGATTATGTATTTCATTGTTAACTCCCTTTGGTTATAGTACACTATTCGGAATAATTCGGAAGAACTTTAGAGTAATTTGAAAATGTAACTTAGTTAGGTGGTTATATGCCTTGCAAGGTTAGTAAAAAGGGGAAGTGATCTGCTCCTATAATTAGAAGCAGACCTAAAGGCAAAATTAACGTTTCGTGGGGAATATGTCATTGTGGGACCTATTTTATACTCGGTAATTAGTAACTATACTTTAATCAAACAACAGTAAAAGTGTACTAAATGGCAAATAAACAGGCGTACAAGAACGCAAAGCCTTTTACCAAGAACGATCCTAGGATTAACAAAAAAGGGCGTCCGAAAGTTCCCGAGGATTTAAAGGCTGTTAGAACGCTTCATAAGGATTTAATCGAGAGAAAAATCGCTTATTTCTGGCATATGAGCAAAGCGGATCTTAAAGACTATATTGCTGATGATTCAAACCCGGCCGGAGATAGTATGATTGCCTCTGTTTGTTTGGAGGCTCTGGTCAGTGGTGACCATACAAGACTAAACTTTCTTTTAGACAGAACGATAGGTAAAGTTAAGGAAGTTAAAGAGATAGTTTTACCTAAGCCTACGGTAGTTGAAAGTATAGACGGTCAAAGGACTTTGCTTTTAGGCGATGCCGGTGAGATAGAAGAAGAGAAAGAATAAATATGCCCCAAAGATCTAAAGGCGAAAACGGCGACCATAACGAGTACAGCGTATTTGGCGCGAGAAGAACAGCCGAAGAAACTCCCATAGTTCAAATAGACGCTATCGAGGGTCTTCGCACAAGATCAGATGTAGAAGTATTTACAGGTACGGGAGGCAGTGCCGAGGTTACGACGACAAACGGTGGGCGTGAGTTTAAATGCTCTACAGGCACTTCTATTGGCGGTTACGGGCTTATTAGATCACAGAAGTATAACCGCTATCGTCCTGGGCAAGGGGCTATTATTAGGTATAGCGCTCGGTTTCCAACACCGGGAACTAATCTCTCAAGGATAGCAGCCGGGGGCGTAAATGTCGGCGTGGAACTTTCTTTTGGATACAATAATACTGACTTCGGTATTCTGCATAGAACTGGCGGTCAACTTAATATCAACAGACTAACAATATCAAGCGCCGCAAGTGGTGCTGAAACAGCCACGATAACTCTAAACGGTACGGAGTTTACGGTAGATCTAACCTCTGGAACTACAGCTCATAACGCTCATGAAATAGCTCAGGAAACATATACTGGTTACGTCGCTTTTCAAAACGGAAGTACAGTGACTTTCATAGCGCAAAACGTAGGAGAACAGACAGGTACTTTCTCGTTTTCTTCAAGTACAGCAGCGGCGTCATTCAGTGAACTTAACTCAGGTAATGCAGTCACGGATAACTTTGTAAAGCAGAGCGAGTGGAACATAGATAAAATGGACGGCAGGGGCCCTTCTCTTATGAATTTAGACCCGTCGAAAGGTAACGTTTATCAAATAGATTACCAATCTGGTTACGGTCAAATTGTCTATTGTATCGAAGAGCCAGGGCGTGGGTACGTCGTACCTGTACATAGATTGCAATTTACGAATGTGAATGACGGACCTAACCTTTCACTGCCCTCCCTTCGTATCGGCTGGTTTGCGGCCTCACTTGGATCGAGCGGTACTAATTTAGAGCTTTACGGAACTAAAGCGGCTGGGCTTGTAGACGGTCCGATTATTCCTTTTAGAAACCCAGAAGCTATATCGAATAGCAAAACGAGTATTGGTACCTCTCTAACCCCTGTACTGTCGATACGGGTAAGAGCTGATTTTAATAATGATATAAACGTGTCTCAGATACTCCCACAGAATGCTTTTATAGCTGTTGACGGAACAAAACCGGCAAGGGCTACCGTAATTCTTAACGGCGTATTTACAGGAGAACCTAACTGGACGTATATAGATGAAAGCGACTCGGTTGTGGAATACGATACGGCCGCAACAGGAGTTTCTATAGGAGCTGGTTCGACAAGACTCGGAGTGATTGCTCTTGGTAAAAGTGACGGGCGTAGTATAAATCTAAAATCTGAAAATGTGACCGTACAGAGAACGCAAGTAATTACGATTGCCGTACAATCTACCTCAGGAACTACAGATTCTACAGTTAGTTTAGATTGGATAGAAGAGTAATGTTTATTATCGCCGAAGTAGGATCGAACGCTAAGAATATCGATGATTGTCTGCATTCAGTGGAAAGAGCAAAATCTTGTGGCGCCGACGCTGTTAAGTTTCAAATGTTTAGTCATAAAGATCTTTACGGCTACGGTTCAGAAGATCCTATGGCTTTTAAATCTGCATGGCTTGATAGAGTAGCAAGCGAGTGCGAAGAGCTCGAAATAGAGTTTATGTGTACTGCTTTCTCTGTGCCCACATTTCATAAGATAGATCCATACGTCAACTATCATAAGATCGCTTCGAGTGACGCCTGCGATCCTTTTATGCTCGATGTTGCACGTGAAACATCTAAGCCTTTCTTTGTCTCGACTGGCGGTAAAACTATGTCAGATATCGAGATGTTAGTAGATGAATGTAGTAACTCAGATCATTTACATTTGATGTACTGCGAGTCGGCATATCCGGCGAGTGTGATTAATAGAGAGAAATTTGAGTCACTTAAAGATTTTAGGATTCCTTTAGGCTTTTCAGATCACTCGACTAACATTTATCCCTTAGTAGATTGCGAGTTTTACGAAAAACACGTTAATTTTTGCGGTTATGAAGATACGCCAGACGCCCCCCATTCTCTGAGCGAGGCTGACTTTCGCCGGTTTGTGAGATACTGCTATAATGGCTATGAGTTTAGAACAGATCATGAGCTACCGATGTATCTCTTTCATAATAAGCGCCTTATATTTACAAAAAACGTAAAAGAGGGCGAAGAGCTTATTTTTGGGGAAAACTACGGTGTTTATAGAAGCAAGATATCAAACAATGCTCCGGTTAGTCCTAGGCAATGGGAGTTATTTAATAAAAAAATAGCTGTAAAAGACGGCTCTGTAGGTGAGCCAGTAAGCTACAAGCATATAAGGATAGATTTATGAGTTATGCACCAGTACAGCGGTTTGCCGTTACATTTCCTTCAGGTTCTACAACGTCTTCAGAAGTCAATATAAGTAAATCTCATTCGCGTGTTATGGTCGAGCTTCCTTCAGGTACGACTTTTAACTTGTTTGTTCAAGGCGCTAACTCTTCCGGTGGTTCTTTCAAGAGAATCTATCACACTGTTTCAGACGGTGACGCCGCCGTAACTGCCATAGAGATTACTTCAGCAACAGCCGGGGCAAATGGGGCTATCGTTCCGCTTCCTCATTACGCTCAATATATGAAGCTTGAAACAGGTACAGCAGTAGCTAACGGCGGTACGTGGTATCTTATCTGCACAGACTAACAAATTTAAACCGCATAGCGAGAAGCAAGAGCAATGTTTATTCTCTCTAAAAAAGCTTATTCTTTTAGCTTGCGGTATTCAGTTCGGAAAAACGACGGTAGGGGCGATGCGTACCAAGATATACATGCATCGTTTCACCGATCAAAAAGACTCATTTATTATCACAGCCCCTACTTACAAAATCATGCAGCAGGCTACATTGCCCGAGTTTCTAAGAGTCATGAAAGGCTGGGGGGAGTATTCAAAAGGTGACGCCCTATTTAAAATGCATAACGGGGGCACTTGTTACTTTAGGACTGCTACTGATCCTGATTCTGTGGTTGGTATTACAAATGTACGGCACATATGGGGCGACGAAGCCGGGCTTTATCCCCTCTATTTCCACGAGAACCTTCAAGCTCGAGCCTCATTCAAACAGTGTCCGATAATTTACACGACTTCACCTTATTCACTTAACTGGATTTATACGGACTATATTAGACCGATTAAAAAGAAAAATATCGTGATGCCAGACGTTGAGCTCGTACAAGCAAGATCAGACGAAAATCCCTTTTTTCCTAAAGCCGAGTTTGAAAGAAAAAAAGCAACTATGGACCCACGTAGATTTAACATGATCTACGGGGGCGAATTTAACAAAGTAGAAGGCTTAGTTTACGACTGTTTTGACGATGATCAGCACATTATACCGCCGCAAATGTTACCGCCTAAATCGGTCGTAGTAGCTGGGGTGGATTGGGGCTTTACTAACCCGGCTGTAATGCTTGTCTTTGCCGTAACACCGGAAGACGGGATCTGGCTTATAGGCGAGTGGTATGAAACAGGTAAAACTATAAACGAAATGGTCGAAGCAGCCCTACGCTATAAGAAGATCTATGGTATCGAGCGGTTTTACTGCGATCCTTCGCAACCTGCTCATATTCTTGAGTTTAATAAGAACGGCCTTACAGCTATAGGGGCTGATAACGATATAAGAGCCGGAATAGATTCGACTTACGAACTGATAAAATCTGATAAGTTTCATGTGTTTCAAGGCAGGGCTCCGAACTTTCTCGATGAAATTTCTATCTATCATTACCCTAGTCCTGACGATGTAGGTCCCGATAAGAACGTTAAAGAAGCCCTTCCCGTTATGCAGTACGATCACGCTCAGGACGCTTTTCGTTATGTCGCTTTTGCTCTTAAAAAGACTAAAAACTTTAAAATATCTGGACCTGTAGAACCTGATATGGCAAGTTTAGATACAAGAACGCATGTGACAGATCATTTGCTAAAGAGCAATCTCGACGTTGAGGAATACGACTGGTGAAAGAGAAAACGTGTAAAGTTTGCTCAAACACAAAGCCTGTTAACTTCTTTTACAAAGCGTCGAATACAAAAGACGGTTATAGAGGTAAATGTAAATCTTGTTTTAAAAAAACAAACAAAGATTATCGCAAGTCCAAAAAAGGCATAAAATGGCGGTTAGATTACTACCAAGTAAACAAAGAGAAGATTAAAGAAACAAGAAAAAAATACGAGAAAACTGACAAATACAAACACATAAAAAGTAAAATTTACAATAAGAAATTAAAAGAAGGCAAACTATATGCATATTGCAAAATACAAAGGGCTTTAAAAGCAGGGCATATAAAAAGAAAAAATGTTTGCGATAGTTGTGGAAAATCTTGTAAAAAATCTCACTTTCACCATGTAGAAGGATATGAGATTATTAACGCTTTAAATGTTGTCGAAATTTGTCCAACTTGTCACGGTAAGGAGCATCGTCATTCTGTATCCCTATGAATGCCCGAAATGTGATGCCTCCTTCGAAGTGATAAAATCTGTTAAGATGATAGACGACGAAGAACGATGTCCGAAATGCGATACGGTAGCTGAAAGAAAGATAGCAAAGCAGCAGTCTTTTTATGGGGCTTCCGATTGGGATACTGCCCACTATAACCCGGCTTTTGGTAAAGTTGTAAAAAGCAACAAAGAAGCAAGGGAGCTTGCTAAGAAAAAAGGCATGATCGAGGTAGGTAACGAAGATCCTGATAAAATAGAGAAAGAATTTGCAAAAGATCGAGCGAAAAAAGCCGAGTATAAATCAATATCCGAACTCACAAGTTTAGGGGAAATTAGATCATAATGGCTTTACCTTCCGAACATATGGGACTCGGCGATTCAGACGAGCCGAATCCGAATCAGTCAGATGAATCAATCGAGACTGTCAAAGACATAATGAAAAAATTCAAAAAGTGGAAGAAGCACAGAGCTAAGTATGATCGCAACTGGCTTCACTACTACAAGATGTTTCGCGGTGATCAATGGGACGGAATAAAGATGCCTCGGCACCGGCAAAAAGAGATTATTAATATGGTTTGGCAAGCAATTCAGTCAAGCCTACCTTTACAAACGGACGTAAGACCTGAATTTACATTCATTCCCGAAGAGCCTTCCGATCGACCTTTTGCCGAAGTCTTAAATAAGATATCTAAAGCAGATTGGGAGAATAATAGCTGGCTATCACCTCTTACGGAGATTATTCTCGATGGATATCTTTATGGTATTGGCTATGGTGAATGGGGATACGACGAAGACGCCGATTACGGCATGGGTAGCGCCACTTTTAACAGTGAAGATCCTTTTTACGTCTATCCAGATCCCGAGACATGCGATATCAACTTCGATGACGGCGATCCGTATACTCGTTCAGAGGGCGTTATCATTGCTCGGCCGGTATGTACTGAAAGACTAAAAAAACAGTATCCCGAATGGAAACAAGAAATAAAATCAGATATAAGAGACGTCGTTGCTTCTTCTAAGACAGCTCTAAACGACTTCAAAATCAGGACTTCCTATACTGATAGAGAAATGCCTGACATTACGCAAGTCGATGCACATCAAACTCCAATCCCTAAAACACTTTTAATAAAAGCTTATCTAAGGCCTTTCGATACTGTCGAAGAAGAAGAACCAGAAATGGACGAAAACGGTCAAGTTGTTGGCCACAAGACTATAGAGAAAAAAATCTATCCTTTCGGTAGGTGTGTTACTATTGCTAACGGCATTCTTTTAGAAGAGAAAGACGCGCTTCCGTTCTCTAATAACAAAGTTCCATACGCTAAGTATTTGAACTATATTTTACCTAGGGAGTTCTTCGGAGTTTCAGAGGTCGAGCAGCTCGAATCGCCACAACGTATATTTAACAAGATCTTAAACGCTCAGTTAGAAATTATGAATCTAATGGGTAATCCTGTTTGGATCACTTCCAGTGATTCCGGAGTAAATCCCCATAAGCTTGTAAATAAGACGGGCTTAGTCGTAGTGAAAGAGCCGGGATCGGAAGTCGGAAGAGTAGACGGTGTTCAACTTTCCCCGGCTGCCCTTTCCTTAATAGATAGAACAGAACAATGGTTTAATAACATTACTGGCACGCAGGATGTATCTAGGGGTCAAACTCCTGGAAGCGTGACAGCGGCTTCAGCTATTGAGCAGCTTACTGAAAATGCTCGCACTCGTATTAGACAGAAGCAACGTAACTTAGATATGTTCATGAGACAGTCCGGTCAGCTCTATCTTGATATTATTCTTGAAAAATACAATAAAATGAGAGTTTTTCGAGTTACAAATGAAGAAGAATCATCAGAATTCTTTAAGTTTAAGACAGAAAGGCGCTTAGATCCCGAGACGGGCAAAGAGCAGCTCGTAGGTATAGTTAAGAACTATCTCGAAAGAGAAGACGGCAACGGCTACATAGAAGACGAAGCGAGAGAGTTTCTAATCAGTGGTCGTTTTGATGTTAAAATAAACACCGGATCTAGTCTGCCTTTTACAAAAGCAGATAACGAGACGAGAGCTTTAAACCTATTCGATCGTGGCATTATCGACGAAGAAGAGGTATTAGAGAGAATAGATTATCCAAACAGAGAGAAAGTGCTTGAAAGGCTAAAGCAGCGTAAAGAAGCTGAAGCAGCAGCGGCACAACAGCAAGGAGGCTAACATGGCAGCTCAAATGCAAGACGGTATGCAATCCGACGGTGTGCCGGTAGGAAGAGAATCAGAACAACAGGGATCACCTGAAGGCGAGATCGGGGCTTTAGTTCAAAATATCGGCGGCGGTATGATGACCTTCGCTAAGATAGCTTCAGAAGCCGGAGCCCCACCTAGTGCGATTCAAAAAATAGAAGCTTCAATGCAAATGTTTCAAGATGCAATATCAGAGATTCAAGGCGCTCCAGAAGGCGGTGAACCACAAGGCGGAGGTCGTGCCGTTCCAATGCAGTCTCCAGAAGGTCGTCCTATGGGTCCTCAAGGCGTTTAATTTTTATATTATAGGGTTTTAAATTATGGGTATGGAAGAATCGGGTGTAGATCAAAGCCCCGAGCAGTTTTTAGAAGAAATGCGCTCGGAAGAACAGAACGTAGAACCTAAAGAAGAAACTTCTAAAGAAGAAACTTCTAAAGCCGAAGAAGCAGTAGGTTACACGTTTAAAACAGACGACGATTTACTGGCTCACAAACTAAAGTACCAAGCGTCTGGGAAAGAGATCGAAGAAGATCTAGGAACTATACTTAAAAGGGCTTCTTTCGGCTATAACTCGGCACAAGTAAACGCCGAAGCCAAACAAATGAAGGAAGCTGCTGAGAAGGCTATGCAAGAGGCTACTGCTTTAAGAGAAAAGTGGGGTCGCTTTGATGAATATGCACAGCAAAACCCGGAATGGCACGATCATTGGTCTCGTGCTTGGGATAACAGAACTCTGAATCCGAACGAAGTAGGTTTTGACCCTGCTGAACAAGCCAACGTGGAAGCCCGTGTTGAGCAACTTCTTCAGGAAAAACTTAAGCCGTTTCAAGAAAAGTTTCAGAGTATAGAAGAGCAGGAACAGCAGAAAAGATTTGAGCAAGAGGATCAACAACTTTCACAAGAGGTCGATCGAGTTCGAAGTCAATATAAAAACATTGATTTCGATCATCCAGACCCGGAAACAGGAGAAAGCTTAGAGCTTCAGGTACTTAGATACCAAGCTAACGAAGGGATAAAGTCTTTCGACTCAGCCTTTAAAGCTTTCTACCATGACAAACTAGTTAAAATGGAAGTTGAGAGAGCCGAACAAGCCAAATTAGAAGCAGAACGGGATAAAAGGAAGCAAGGCATTGTTTCAGAAAGATCCGGTTCTAATGGACCTATCAACTCTGTTAACCACAAGGGTAAAAATTACGATCAGCTAACCGACATGGCTATGAAGGAATTCGGTTTAGGTGATTAAAAACTATTTTTAACTTTGGAGGTCTATCATGGCTTTGTCTGTAGATCAGCTAAACGCTATCACGGAAAAATATTACGTAAAAAAACTATATGATAATATCTTTGATTCGAATCCACTTCTTAAAAAGATTATGGATACCGGATCATACAAAAGCGTAAGCGGTGGTACTCAAATTTATGTACCTTTAAACTACGCGCAAACTACTGCTTCAGGTTGGTATTCTGGCGCCGATACTCTTAGCACAACAGATAACGAGAACATCACAAGCGCTGCTTATGATTGGAAGTCTCTTTATGCTGGTGTTTCTATCACTGAAGAAGACGAACTTAAAAACTCAGGTGATGCCGCTCAACTGAATCTTCTTCAATCAAAAATCAAAATCGCAGAGAAAACTCTTAAAGATTCTTTAGGAACAGGGCTTTTCTCAGACGGTACTGACTCAAAGTCTATTGTAGGTCTTCGCGACATTGTGGCGATAAACCAAACAGTCGGCGGTATAAGCCAGTCAACTAACTCCTGGTGGCAAGGTCAAGTTGACAGTACAACAACAACAAACACTATTTCGGCTATGAACAGTGTTTACCAAGATTGTACTATTGACTCTGAAATGCCTAATTTTATCGTAGGAACTCGTTCTACATATAACAGCTACTACGCGCTTTTACAGCCTCAGCAGCGTTTTATGGACGAGAGCATGGCTAAGGGTGGTTTTACTTCTCTTATGTTTAACGGTGCTCCTATGGTACACGATAGCCATACGCCAACAGGCTACATCTTCTTTTTGAACTTGGATCACTTGCATCTCTTCTATCACAGCAAGAGAAACATGAGTTTCGAGCCGTTCCAAAAGCCAATCAATCAGCAAGTTAAAGTTTCTCGATTCTTGTGGATGGGCGCACTTGGTTCTTCTAACAACCGTCTACATGGCGCTCTTAGCGCTCTGACAGCATAAGGGGGTTATTATGAGTAATTTTTCAAGTAATAACGTAGTTTTCGCCGACAAAAGTAGTGTAACGACTGCCTCAGGTGGTAAAAGCCCTGAAGTTGGTACTATCAAGCAATTCGAAGACGGTAACGTTTACGAGTACGTTTATAATGACGGTACTGCTGATCTTTATCCAGCTCGCGGCTGTGTTTTAGAAGCCGGTTCTGGCGCTGCTAACGGTCATATTGCAGCTTCTAACGTGACGTCCGTAGAACTTCTTTACGGTGTTTGCAAACACGCTACAATTGCAGCAGGTTCCTACGGCTGGGTTGTTAAAAAGGGTCTGACTAAAGTAGAAATGGAAGCAGATAACTCCGGTGTAACTGGAGCTCTTCTTATTCTTGCAACAGACGGCGAATTTGCTAATAAAACGAGTGGTATCGCTTTTATCGCTCCGGCTCAGGCTCAACTTATGGAGTCTGCTGCTTCTGGTGCTTCGGCACTTGCTTATGTTTCGGTTTACTAATTTTTAGGGTTTATTCGTATGAGAACAAGAGAAATAGTTTGTGAATATCAGCCTTACATTATGCAACCTCCTGTAAAAGAGGATAGTCTCTTTAAACAGGCTTGTAATAACGACGGTGCGACCGTCGAAAAATGGAAGGATGATTGGCTAAGTAATATCGAAGCCAACAAAAAAACTTTCTCTTCTTTTGCGGATAAATCTTTAGGGCAACTTTTCGGCCAGTTCCTTCACAGACCTGTTATCTGTGCTGGTTCTGGTCCGTCTTTAAAGTACAATATAGACGAACTTAAAGACACGAAGGGCATACCCGTAATTAGTTGCCTTCATAACTTTCATTACTTTGAGGATAACGGCGTAAAAGTTGACTACTACGTAAGCTTAGACGCCGGTCCCGTAACCGTCGAAGAAGTATCGGAAGGTGGTTCTAAGACAGAGGAAGAGTATTGGGAGTTAACGAAGGATCGAACGCTTATAGCATTTATAGGAACTCACCCGGATCTTCTCGAAAAGTGGCAGGGAGAAATATACTTCTATAACGCCATTATTCCAGACGACGACTACCGAGAAAAGCAAGAGGCTATCGAGGTATTTAGAACGTGGGTTTCTAACGGTGGTAACGTACTCGGCGCTTGTTTTTATATTGCCAAAGCTATTATGGGGGCAGGGGCGATTATATTTACAGGCGCCGATTTCGCTTTTGGATACGATAGAAAGTTTCATTCTTGGAACTCAAAATACGACAAAAAAATGGGCTACTGCATACCGGCTACCGATGTTTTTGGTAATAAAGTAGCTACATGGCAGTCATACGCTAACTTTAAAGCATGGTTTGATTGGGTTGTTGTAAGAGTTCCCGGCGTTTATATAAACGCTACCGAGGGTGGTACATTAGGGGCATATCCAGAAGGTAACTTAATACACGTTAGACAAATGGACTTGTCTAAGGTGATAGAAATGTACTCAATGAGTGAGAACGTTAAAGCACAATGTATAGATCCATGCCTTGAAACAGAAGAGGGTAGATCTATCTTATTTTAGGAGTCAATCATGGCTTTTACAGCTACTTTGGATGAAAGATCCACTTTCGGAAATAAAGCAGTTCATTTTTATACAGTGACAGCAGACGGTGCTACGGGAACGATTGTTACGGGCTTAGGTTCTGTAGATCACGTTCAAGTAACGCCTAAATCTATGGCTTCTTCGCCTTATGCTATTAGAGCGAATGAGGGCGTAGCAAGCACTTCCATTGCTGGAACTGTCGGAGTAACTGGCGTTACTTCTGGAGATGATTTTTACATGGTCGTTTTTGGCCGTTAATATTTTGTTTGGAGTTATAGGGTTATGCGAAAATGTAGGGTTTATAATGATAACACTTTAGAGCATCGCGAGATGTTTAGAGGAAGTGAAATAGTAATCGGTCCTGGCAAATTTGTTGAAATGCTAAGAGATGACGCTGTTATGTTTAAATCTCAGTTCTATCCGCCTAAGTTTAACAAAGGCGGTGTTCAAGAACGCGAATCTTTTAAAATGATTCGACTAGAAGAGATTGTAGAAGGAGCTTCTAAGGGAGCTAAAGCTAAGAAAGTACATAGGTGCCAAGCTTGTGGCTTTGAAGCAGATACGGCGAAACTTTTAAAAGCGCATATTCAAGAAAATCATCTCGATCAAATGATTGACGAAGACGCCAGAAAGGAACTTGAAAAGGACTAAAAAATGGCTAAATCAGCAAAGCTGACTGGAAGGTGGTTTATAAGACTATATTCTGGTGAAGAGTTAAAAGAAGAGGTAAGCGGTAAAAACGTCATTACCGATAATGGTCTTGAGTTTCTTGCATCTTTTCTTTCTAGTGCTGTTGCTGGTGCTTCCACTTTTGACATGGACCACATAGCCATAGGAACTGACTCGACTGCTGAAGCAAGTACAGATACTTCTTTAGGTATTGAGACAGCAAGAAACACAGCTACGGTTAGTTATGTCTCAAACGCGATTTATAGAGCTACGGCTACTTTTACAAGTGGTCAAGGTACAGGCGCTATAGTCGAGTACGGTCTATTTAGTTCAGGAACAGGTGGAACTATGCTTTCTCGTGACACTGAGGCTGTTATTAACAAGGGTGCTAACGACACTTTAGAGGTTACAACAGAAATCACATTGAGTTAGTTATGGCTGATTTTAGTCAGAGCATATCAAATACGATCAACGTGTTTAGCCCTACTCCTTCTAGTAAGTGGGGCGAGATGCTTTGGGGCTCAGATGTATGGGGCGAAGGTAAAGACTTCGATCTTGTCATTGGCAAATGGCTTTCAGAGACTATTAATTCTGCTGATAACTGGTCTAAAAAGTTTATATTTAGAGTTACCAATTCCATAAGCTTCACAAGCTCAATGGATTTAGGTCCGTTAAGTGATAACAACGGCTATAAATATGTTCTAAAAGGCGTAACCGATCCCGATGATAGGCTGTTTCCAGACTATACGGAAGACAGTCAAGGACCTACTACATACTCTTCAGTAGCTAACAGTTCAACAGATTGGGAGGACGCATGACTCCAGATGATATAGCCCTTGCGGTGAGAAATAGATATAACGCTATAGGTGATCCTTTTTTCTCCGATGATATGATTTACGACGCTATCTATCAAGCGTGTCTTATCATGACAAACGAAGGCATGGTCATTGAAAGAACTTATTCCACTGAAAGCGTAAATGGAACGAGAGAATACGCATATCCAAATAATGCGACCTCTATACGAAGGGTCGAATATAAAGGCGTAAAACTCTTTCCAAGGTCTTTAGAAGATGATCCAAAAACGTCCGTCACCGAGCCGCAAGGAACTCCTAGTGAGTATGCTATTTGGAATTATGAGCTTATTCTCTTTCCGACTCCTGATGAAGACGGTCATGAAATTAAGGTCTTTACTTTCAACAACCCACAAAGAGTAACCGCAAGTAGTACGTTAGAAGTTCCAGAAGCCTATCACATGGATATAGTGGATTTTATTCTTTCGGTATTTTACGCAAAAGATCAGCAAAACCAAATGGCTACCTATCACCGTAACCTTTGGGAGAGGGCTTTAAACAGAATTAAACGTCATAATATGAAAAGGCAGTACGGCGATGAATACGCCGTCGTAAGAGACGAGGCTGAAGTACCAGCACATCCGGGGATACTTCTTTGAGTATTTTTAATAGAAAATACCCTAATAGGGGGCGTATTTCTTTCGGAGGCGGTCTTAACAATAAGTACGAGAAAGCACTTATTCAAGACGATGAATCTCCTAATTGTATGAATGTCATTGTAGATGACGGAGCAGTAGAAACAAGAGGCGGTACTGAAAAGATTACCACAACTTCAGTTGGGTCTTTTGTATGTGACGGTCTTTACACAAGGCACGACTACGTAGCAAGTTCTGAAACTATGGTAGCTTGGTTCGGTGGTACTCTTTTTGATTTTCAAACTAATACATTTGTAACTGTACCCTCAGCACAGTCTATTTATACGGCTGGTGAGCGTGTTTACTCGGACGAATACGAGAACTATCGTTTTTTCGGAAACGGCTATAGTACGCCTTACAAGTATAACGGTGATTTTACTCGTCACGGCGTACCTGCCCCAACTTCTACTTTATCAGTTGCAACGGCCGCGACTGGCTCGGCTCTTACGGGCGAGTATATTTACGGCTATACGAACGTAAACAGTAACATAGTTGAGAGTGATATTAGTCCTTTGACTACTACGTTTACGGCTTCAAGTGAAAACATAGCTATTACAGGAATACCAACAGCTCCGGCAAGTCACGGTATAAACAATATTAATTTATATCGTACCGTTTCTAGTGGTAGCACGATGCTTAGGCTTACGACTATTCCAAACGGTACGACAAGTTATAATGATGCAATATCGGACGGAGCTTTAGGCGTGGAAGCCCCTGAAGATCAAGGCGAGCCGCCTGATTATTCTGATATTTTATATCATCAAGCTCGATTATTTGTGATTGATCCCGATGACAATCTCATTAAATATAGTGAGATTGGTAATCCTTATGTCTTTAAAGCCCTTAATTTTCTACGTGTTGGGGACAATACTTTTGATGTTCCTATTTCTCTTTCTCGATACGACAATAGCATTATAGTTAACTGTCGGATAAATCCTTGGATGATTTACATGCCTTCGACCGATCCGGCTGATTGGGTCGTACTTACGACGAGAGCGCCTTACGGAACTAGATCGCCTTTTGCTTCGTTTCTGTATGAAAATAAACTTATGTACGCTGCTGTTGAGAATGATAAATTTGTGGGCTATGCTGCCTTACAAGGGCAAACTATCACGCCTTCGGCAAGTATTCTTACAAGTAGCGCCGTAGGTTCGGAGCTTCAATCGGATAGAGTCGAGCCTGATATGTTTGATTTACAAGAATCAAATATAAAGAATTTTAGCTCTATAGTTTTTCAGAATAAAGCCTACATGACAGTCACAAAAGGCGCCGGAGAAAATGCAAATAACAGAATTTACGTATTTGATTTTTCTTTAGGACTTCTTAAAAACCAGAATCCTTTTAGCTGGATTCCTTGGGACGGTATAAACGTAAATGATTTTACTATTTTCAACGGTAATCTTTACGGAGGATCTTCGCTCGAAGACGGCTTTGTTTATCAACTAAATACTTCGACATATAACGATAATGGGAATCCGATAAATAGCTATTTTTGGACTAAAGAATATTCAGGTCTTCCAGGAGATGAAAATATCACAAAAGACTGGAGGCATACGCAACTGTTTTTTGAGTTATCCGGTGATTATTTTATGAACTTCTTTTATAGAGTAGATTCTGACGCCGGAGAAGGAAACTTCCAACAAATAGACTTAAATCCCGGCGGTTCTCTTTGGGGCTCTATGAGGTTTGGTATCGATGATTGGAACGCCGGTTCAGACGATGCTGAAAGAAGGATTTATCTTTCTCCAGCTCGCGGTAAACGTATACAATTCAAATTTACGAATAGAAACACAGCAGATCAGAAGTTTAAGGTTATCGGCCTAAACTACGTTTATAATACGAAAGGGCTAAGATAATGGGTATGAGAATTGATCCAGACGCAAGATTTAAAAGATTAAGAGAGCAAGCAAAAAGCGAAGTAGGCTCGGAAAGACAAAGAGCAGAAGAAGCCTTAAAAAGGCGCTTTGCTTCGCAAGGTTTAGGAAGCTCGGGAGCTGCTATTAAGGCAGAACAGCAAGTAGGAAAACAGGCTGAATCCGCTTTAGCTCGTCGAATAGGTAATATTGAGTCAGCTCAAGAATCTGATGCTTTAAGAAGACAAGAAATAAAAGAAGGTCGAGAGTTTGCACGTGGTGAAAGAGAAGCAGGCCAATCTTTTGCGGCAGGTCAATCTGAACTTGCGAGAAAATTTGCACGTGGTGAGAGGCTTAGTTCTCAAGAATTTGCAGATCTTCAAAGAGAGAAAGGTCAAACTTTCGCGGCTGCGCAAAATAAGATGGCAAGGGATCTGCAAAGGAAAGCTCAAGAACTTCAGTCAAGTCAGTTTGGACAGCAAATGGAAATGGCAAAAAGACAGTTCGAATTAGACGAAGAAGTTACAAGATTTAATATGGACCTCGCTAAACAAAATTCAGGCGGCGGCGGTTTTCTCGACGATATAGGACAGGGATTTAGTATTAATAATATTAAAGAAGGTCTTAAGAACAATCCTTTTCAATTTACTCAAGTGGGCTCTGGAATAGAGGGCGCTAAGAAAATATTGAGCGGTGACATCGGCGGCGGTAAGTAGTGTATATAACCGAAGTAGAGCCAGAAAAGTTTGCTAAGATAGCAAAAGGAGTTCATTCTGAAGCCTTCGGATCGGACGATTATAGCTCGATTGAAGTTATTGATTTTGCGGTTATTTGTATGGATGAAAATAATGAGCCTGTGGGCTATGCGACTTGCAAGAATGAAAATGTAAATGTTTGCTATATGCAGGCTGGCGGCGCTTTTATAGGTTTTAAAAATACTGTATTTGTTTACAGGGCTTACGTAGAAATACTGAATTATTTACTTAAAAGATACAAAAAAATAACGACAAGAATAAGTAATAACAATACGAAAATGCTGAAAATGGCTATCGGAGGCGGTTTTTTGATTCAAGGCGTAAGATTTTGGAACAATACAGTTTTGATAGAACTACATAAGGATAGGAGCTTTTAACATGGCAGCACAGGTCAACGTTCCTCAAAAAGAGGATAAAACAGGAAAATTACTACAGATCGGTGGGGCTGTTGCTGGAGGTATTTTAGGTGGTCCTGCTGGTATAGCTTTAGGTTCTCAGCTCGGCGGTATGGCTGGAAACTTAACTGCGGCTGAAAGAAGAGCTCAGCAACTTCAAGCAGGTCAATCTCAAGCACAAGTTCCTACAGTTCAAGATCCTATGTCAGCAATTCAAGAGGCTCGCATAGCCCTTGCCTCACAGCCAGAAGATATACAAAAAGAGTTTGGTCCTACTTTGCAGGCTGCTTACTTAAAAGCCCGTCGTGGTAATGGAGGTGTCGCATAATGGCAGTAGCAGTACAACAACCGGGAAGACGTAAAAGAGATCCTATTGATCTAATTTTGACTGGTTTAGGCGTAGCCAATCAGGTCTACGGCATAAAAGCAAATATGGAGAAAGCCGACGCCCTTAAACAACAGCAAGAGTTTCAAAGGGGAGAGATTGAAAGGCAAAGGTCTGAGAAAGAAAGAATACAATCTGGAATAAGAACTCCCGGAGAAATTCAGCAGCTTCAATTACAAGGCGCTAAAGAAGTACCTCAAGGAACGAAAGGGGCTATAGAAGTTCCTGTTCAAACGGCTGAAGGCACAGCCCCTAAATTCTTTATATCTCCTAAAGCGGCTGAAATTGAAAGAAATGCAACGGCCATGGCTGAGAAAATAGCAAAAGAGAAAAAAGCTTCTATATCGAAAAGAGCAGATTCGTTACGAAAAGAATACGATAAAGCCTCCGAAGATACTTTCGATGCTTTACAGGCTTATAAAAAAGTAGAAGCGGCTGCAACTGGTGATCCTACTGGCGCTAATGACGTAGCCCTAGTATTTAACTTTATGAAAACAATTGACCCTGGTTCTGTTGTAAGAGAGGGAGAATTTGCAACGGCTGAAAATACCGTAGGCGTACCAGACAGAATTAGAAATCAATATAACAATATTTTAAAAGGTAATCGTTTGGGAGCCCCTCAAAGAGCACAATTTCTCGAATCTGCTCGTGAACAAATAAATAGTCAATTACAAATACAAAAAGATACGGACGAAAGATTTTCAAGACTTGCCGAAATTGCTGAAGTCGATAACGAGAGAGTTATTAATCCTATATTTAGTAATCTGAGTTCGGAACTTCAAAATCAAATACAGCAACAAAATCAGGCTCTAAGCCAACAACAGCAAGTTCCCTCTACATTCGATATAGTACCAAAAGCAACGGCCGCTCCTAAAGAGCCAACAGCAAGAGAGCAGGTAATGCAAGATCCTGATATAAAAGCGTTACTAGGAGAATAACATGCCTTTCATGCCGAAAAGACAAGACCTACCGTCTGGAGTCGAAAAGCCTAAAGGTTTAACAGTCGATCAGACTAAGACTCTTTTAAACGCTATTGCAGAAAACCCGGACGATGATTTTAGCGCAAAGGCAAAAAGTAAACTCGGCTTATCTGACTCAGAGGCAAGGGCCTGGACTAAAGTACAAGGTTTGCCTGAAGACGATCCCATTCGTATTAAAGTTAGAAATAAGATATTTGATAAAACATCGGACGCGCTTCCAGCTTCTCAAGAGGCTGGCGGCGGTGCGAAGCTTATAGATCGATTTAAAGTAAAGAATCTTATAGATCGCGATCCTATCTTGATTCAAAAGTATTTTGAAACTAAGGGATACGACGTAAAAAACACGCCTGAGGGTCTACTTGTAAGACAGCCAGATTCACCAGTATTTCAGCCTATAGATCCCGATGGTATTGATCGTTTTGATTTATTCGATATTGTAGGCGATTCGGCTGAGGCTGTGATTACTGGACTTGCTACCGGGGCTAAAGCTTTAGGGCTATTAGGCGCTCCCGTAACTGGTGGTGGTTCTCTTGCTGTCGCTTCAGCTTTAGGAGGAACTGCTACGGCTGGTTTTGAGACTGCTAAACAAGCTACGGCGAAAGCTTTGGGTATGAGAGAAAGTTTAAATCCAAGCCGTATAGCTCAAGCCGGTATAATTGGGGCTGCTGCTCCTGGCGGGGGCAAAGGGGCTGAAAAAAGCATAGGAGTTTTAGGTAAGGTTCTTAAAGAGACA